CCGCTGCTTTGGCGTCATCTTTTCAAACTCATCCTGTGGGATGAATTTGTTTAACCGACTTCGCATAACCAGCCGTGCACCGTACTGGGTCGCCGTGACTTTCTTCCGGAGGTTTCTGTACAACGTACCGGTGCGATAGTTGGGCCGCTTATGGCCAAACTTCTTTTGCTTCCACTTGTTGTAATTCGTTTTTCGCTCACGTGCCCCGTACAACTGGTGGGCTCGCTCTTCAAAGTGCCACTTGATTCGCCTGTCTGCGTGCGATTGTGCGATGTGCCGATTGATCTCTCGCATCAGCCGAGCGTGCATTCGTGAGGTTAGATTCGCCCTCGTGATTTGCATTTCCAGCTTCAGCATTATTGCACCTCAATCACCAGCCCAAGCTGCAACATCCAATCTACCCGGCCGTCGTTATCATCTGGGTCAATCGGCCCTGGCCGCATGGGCATCGTGATATTCCGCAGCATGAGCTGCCCACTACCATTCACTGCCCCATTGATGTCCGCCAGCAGTGCCGACACCTGCTGCCACACCCAGGAAAACTGTTGCGAGTAATCCGCGATTTTGTCCTCTGGCACCGCGATTTCAAAGCGGGCCTCGACTGTCACTCGGCCCCGAGCCGTGCCCTGCCAGTCAAAATTCGTCGGGTCAATATCGAGCCAGCAGATAGGAGCCAGCGCCTCCTCAGGCGCAGCCACAACGCCCCCGAGGTAAATTCGCTCTGACGCCTCCGCTGACGTTGCCACGCCGCAAATGGACTGCCAAGCCGTCAGCCCGGCCAGCATCGTGCGAGCGTTTGTGAGCAGCCCAAGAACGTCAACGCGAGCCATTAGAGATCCCCCGTCCGCAGGGTCTTGCCGCCACGCATTTCTGGAATGGTCTGCGTAATACTGACCACCACGGCACCATCCTGCTTCTGGCTCACCGCCTCAATCTGAGCTAGGTCCGCGCCGATCCGGAAAGCATCGTGCACCGTCACGGTCGCGGAGCTGCTCAAGATGATTTCGCCGCGGCGTCGAGTTGCGCGGCCACGCTCTTCAGTTGGTTCCGTCGGGAACCACGTCACGACACCTGTCAAGATCTGCTGCTCTGACTCATTGCCGTTAATGTACCGCCGCACTTGGACCGCGAAATCGTCGAGGTCCAGAAACACGTCGGTAACATCGCTGGCAATGAGGTCACGCAGAGACATACTCAGACACCGTAAGCGTAGTTATAGGCGATTTCGACAAGAGCAATTGTAACCGACGGGGTGCCGGTGCCGGAAGCCTTCTGGAGAGTGACGTAAGGCTGCACGTTCTGACCGGCCGCGACGGCCGACATGTTAAACGTGGTGCCAGCAGCCACGCGCTCGCCTTCGACGTAAAACCGAACGTCGCTCAGGCCGTTCGTAAAGTCGATCAGGAAAGTTTTGTAGACACTGGCGAGCGTGTAGCCGGTGGCTTTGTCGTCATTGTCGGTAGTCGCGTCGTCAGTTTCGGCAACCACTGCAGTGAGTGAGGCGCTGCCCTGCATCCGAAACCATGCGTTGACTGCCACGCTGTCAGGCGTTGCGTTGCGGGCCGAGGCCAGTCCGAGACACAGCGTGGTAACCGAATCAATGCCGGACACCTGAGCGACGAATTTCGCGTATTTGATGTTGCGAATGTCAAAGGCCAGCACGTCGTTATGGAAGAGTGTGACCTCTTCCGCTTCGCTGGTTGCGGCAAGCGTCAACTTTGCTGCACCGCCGTCTTCAGTGATCGCCAGATAGGTCGGACCACCGGCCGCGCTGGTGTCGCTGACGGTCCATCCGTTCATGCCGGGAGTTGCGGCAAACTCCTGCGCCCGGTCGAAAAGATCCTGCCAGAGTTTGGTTCCACGAGTAACCATTTGAGAGCCTTTCTGATGCCCCTATTCGGGGACTGTGCTATTCGCCGATCAGTTCGGCAAAATCGGGGGCAGCACAGCGCCGCCCCCGTGTTCGTCAGCCGGTGCCCGATCAGGCTCCGGCGTGCTTCTGGATGCCGCGGTGATTCAGGGCTTTCGCCCCGAACGTCTGCAACACGTAATAGGTGATGGAAAGATTGTGCTCGTCTGGCACCGTGCGAATCTGCGGCGTCTCCTGCCCCTGCAAGAACGTCACTTCGACGGTGTCAATTCGACGGGGTTCGGCGAACAGATACCAAGCAGTGACACTGTTAGCGTCCAGCACCGGCTCAACAATCAACTGCAGATTGCGGTTGATGTTCGCAACGCCGCTTTGCGAGGCGTAGGGGTCTGCAGTCGACTGCAGGAGCGTGAGGATAGTTGCACGCAGAGCAGCGGGAACGCAGATGTATGCTGGCATCAGTCCGAGAGTGTCCGGACCTGCGCCGCCCTCCGGCGTGTTCTCGCCACGCATTACCATCATGTTCTGCGTCAGCAGGTTGATGGCGGTGGTGTAGTTGGAAACCGAGCCAGTTTCCAGATTCTTTTGCCTGCGGTTGCCGCTCACGTCGGAGAACAGAGCCACGCTGTCGCTCATCAGCGGGTTGCTTGTGATCTGCGACCACGCCACAGCGTTGACCGTGCGGGCTGCAGCATCACCGAGGCCGAGCGGAACTTTTGTCAGGGCGTCCATGTCGTCATTAACAATGAGCTTGTAACTGAAGTCGATTCCCTCGCTGTAGCATTCCACAGCGTAGGATTCTTTGGCGTCCGCAAACGAGACGCGATTCGGCCGATCCGCGTCGTTCCACGCAGGCAGGTTTGGAATGCCGCCATGCCGGAGTCGGTGAATCGTCTTAAAGTCTGCCACACTCAGCCCCTGACGCATCGGGCCGCGCCACGTTGCAGGCACTTCGGTGTAACCAATCATCATCGACTTGTTGATCGCGTCGAGCGTCAAATTAGCGAAGTTGCCCGTGGTGTGGTACGGGGTTACCGAACGGCCGGACAGGCCAGCCTTTTCGGGGCCAAACATTGCCGCCTGAGCGATCTTTTCACGGGACAGGCCGAACGTTGAAACACCCATGCCGCGCACGTACTCGGTTGCCATGTCCATGAGGGTGGCGTGAGCGAACGGGGCAGCCGCTTTGCGTTCGGCGTCGGTGGTGTGCTTTTCAATCTTTGCCGTGTCGCCGTTTGCCGCGAAGCGAACAGCGTTCACGATCATGGCTGCACGAAGGTCACCGCTGAGGCGTTCCTGTCCGGTCTTGCCGATACTGATCGTGCTGCCGAATGGAATTGAGGCGGCGCGTTCGGCCTTCGTCTTCTTCAGGTGTTCGCGGACGGCTGCTACGTCGCCAAGGTTGCGGACGGCGCCAAACTCGTCAGCCATGTCGGCCAGTTCGCAGAGGCCACGGGCTTCCGTTTCAAACGCCGTGCGGGCCTGATGCTGTGCCTCAAGCGCCTTGCGGGTGCCGTCAGCGATCATGCGAGCGACGTCGTCAGCGGTAAGGGCTGGCGGAGCGTGCACAATCTCAGCCGCAGACGCACGGATCACGTCTGCCTGAGCAGGAGACGGGCCGGCCAGTTTGCTGGCGTTGTCCACAAGCCACCGCTGGGCCTGCTCATCGGAGAAGTCTGCTGGCATGCCACGCGAAACCAGCAAAGCGCGAAGTTCCTGATTCATTTCAAATTCCTCTGGCGAAAACCTGACCGCTGCCGGGTCGAGCCCTCGCAGCTTTGCCTGAGCGTCTGCGCCGATGGGAGTCAACGAGACTTCCCGCAGCCGCCACTTCGTCACGACATTAACCGGCCCGGTGAATTCACGGCCGGAAATTGTTTTGGTTTGCCCTTCGGCGATGTATGTTCGCTTCAGGACGTCATAGCCCACACTCACGTCCGTGATGTGCCCTTCGCGAACGCCTGCCATTGCGTCCTCAGCCTGAGCAGCTTTTGAAAACATCAGCGTCGCGGTAATGTTGCCATCGCCCACCGTGATGTTTCGGGCGCTGCCCAACTGGTCTTTGATGCTGGATCGGTTGTGTGAGTCGAGGAATGGGATCTGACGACTCTTTGGAAATTCCGCGCCACGCACCAGCAGCACCTCCGGCACCATTTCACCGCGGGACCAGTCCGGCATGAGCACGGGGGCTTCAGTGCTGATAACTGCTTCGACAGATCTCTCGTCTTCGCGGAATGACTTTGCGCGGACTTCCAGTGATCGAAACCCGGGATCTGACATCGGCCGTGCAATTGCCTGTGAACGCCTAGACATCGGCTGTTTCCTCTTCGTTTTCGTCGGCTGTTTCGCTGCCGACGTCTTCCATTTGCTCGATTGTGGCCATTGCGGTGAGTGCCTGCGGATCAACGCCGAGGATGTTGTTGACAACAACTTCCGGAATGCCTCGGGCTGCTGCGACTTCCCGCATTTCGGCGATGTTGTCGATGACAGTTCGCCAGTTCACGTTCTGTTTTGCACACTCCATCTGCAGCGAACTGAGACCGCCTTTGATGCGGAGTGAAGCCGCTTTGGCGTCGTCTGTTGGATTGATTGAGAGAGCGACCGGGCCTTGCCAGTTGGCAGCCGAAAACCGCCCCGGGCTGGCCTGAAACTCAGCCGCCGAAACAATGCCGTCAAAGAATCCAGCGAGTACCGCGGCCCGAATCAGGCTTTCGTAAATCGGCTGACAGAATGACGACGCAAACCACTCCTGAACGTCATGCAACTCCGGCCAGGCGTCGTTATCCGCCGACCGCTCCGAGCTGAATGAACTGTTGCGATAGTCGCCCGTGATCGTCGAAGACTTGACGCCCGGCATTGCTCCGGCTGTTTGCCGCTGCAGGTGCTGAACGAAGCCCTCCGGATTCATGTTGGGCTGGTTTGGCGAATGCAACTCAAACTTGCCATCTTTGCCCGTGTTGATGAGCATGGCGGGCTGTATTTTAGTGATCGTGTTGCCATCAGCGTCGGTGAGGTCCGAGCCGTCCGCGGATGTGTGGACTGGCGTTGCAGACTGCGATAGTCCGACTCGCGTTGCCCCGGTCGGCCTGCTGTAGGATCCAACGAAACACGCAGCCATCGCCGAGGCCTTGAGGACGTTGTACCCAAGGTCACTGGTGTCCCGCATGTTGATAAGTGCGGCAGCAAACCACGGCAAGCCGCGAAGCTGGTCGATGTCATCCTCAATGAACAGGTGCCCGATCTCTGCGATGCCGAATCGCTTCACGGCGCCCGTCTGATTTGCCGAAGCGTAGGGTGGCTGCACGCGAATATGATAGGCCACCCGCTCGCCAAATTCCGTCAACTCCACGCCGCGGAAAACGGCGTTGCCTTCGGGCACTGCTTCGGCCACCAGCTCCGATTCGTCGGCCAGTCGGCAAGTGTCGATCAGTTGCAGGGCAACCGGCACGGGAAGATCATGTGCCTGCTGTTTTTGCTCGCTGATCGGCTGCAGCCGGTAGAGGATGTCGCCGCTGAGTATGACATTGCGCAGGGCCAGCTTCTGCAGCCCCGCGAACGTCTGACCACCCTTGCCCGGCAGGCCGCGAAGGTCAAAGCCGGATTGAATGCGAGCCCACAGTTCTTGTGCCTTTTCACGGAACGCGATATTGGCTGTTCCGTCGTCATTCATTGCCAAGGATTCGGGCTGCATTCCGTGGCGCCCGATGGTCTTCGCGACGATTGTGCGTACCACCTTGCGGGCATTTGGGTTGTCCCGGTAAAGCTGCCACGAATCCGCCCGAAGGCTTTGCGCACGTGACGTGTCAACGTCGTTTTCTCGCCACACAAGGCGGTTACGTGCGTTGAGTCGGTGACGATTTGCCGCCGCGTATGGGCCGTTCGGCGTGCCGATCAATTGGTTGATCTGCTGCAGACTTGCTCGCGCTGTTGCACGCCGAACGCCAGCCTCAGGGCTGAAAAATCCAATCACGCGGTCAAGGATGTTCACAGCGATGGCTCCCCAAGCGAGAGCAGCGTAGCCATGCCGCCGCTGCTGGTGCTGCCAGCGCTGATTTCGTCTTTCAGTTGCTGACGAAGTTCGCGCAAGTCACGCAGCTGCGCCATCTGCTTTCTGCGTCCGGCGACGGTATAATCCTGCGCCTTCAGGCAGTCCAAGATAGCCTGCTCAGTTGCCTCTAAAATTTCTTGCGGTGATGCCATGCCGCCAATTGTGCGGCAGTGCGAGCCAAATCACATACCAGCTTTACCAGTGGTCACCGCTGACCGTCGAGACTCACTACGCGGTGCTGAATCACGATGGTTTCAAGTTGCACGCGAACAGTCCACGTGTGACCGCACGGCCCCAGCCCAGGCTTTGCCGATTTGCAGCAGCGGTAATATCTGGTCTTGCCCTGCGTAGAATATGCCAACCCATAGCCGCCCCGGCCTTCCCAGCAAATGGGACAGCGTCGGTGCACCTCGATTTCCTCGCCCTGTGTGGTCAGTGGCAACTCTACGGCAGGCCGTTGCTGTTGTGGTTGTGCGGTCGCGGCTGCTGGCCGATGCTTTGATGGCTTATTCAATCCAAGGCCTCCCGTCGCTTCGTGTCTCGCCTGCATTGACTACGGTCCTTTGCGTCTTGATCTCTGATCGTGCTGGAAACCCGCCGTTTTCTTCCGCGTAGCATACCGCCAACGCCAGCCCGTAGCGAATCGCGTCACGAAAGTCGTTTGGCGCTGACTCGTTTTTCTTCACCCAGAGCAGTTTAGCGTTTCCTCGCGTGTCAACCTTGTCGCCGAGTGTGGCGTTGCAGAGTTGTTCGAGGAACTCCATGTCTCGATCCGCCCCGGCGCAGATGCTCAGGCTTTCGGGATCTACTGGCGTTCGGTCGTCCAAGCGGGCTTGCAGGTCAGTCTCCCAGAAGTCTGTGGCCACCGTCAGCAGCGTTTGCCCTGCGTGGTCGCCTTCCTGCACCGAAGACAGCCGGTAAGGCTTGCCGCCGAGGTC